TTCATTATATTATTCATTAGTATAGTCTTAGCAATCTTATTGGGTAACTATCTATATAAAACGAAAAAGAATAACAAAGATAATGACTCCTCTTACTGAATTCAATATAATATACTATGCTTTATAGCCATTGTTTTATTCTTCATCTATATACACAGAGATAAACTATGAGAATCGGTATTACAACCAATGAGTCTAATTTAGAACTCTGGCCTATAGATGATTGGTCTCGTAAAATTTGTATACAGATACTAACCAAGCATCATATTGGTTTTCAGTACGTTTCAACTACCATGAATACCATGGCGTTTCGTTTCTATAGTATAGAGGATTACAAACTGGCGTTGATGTTATTTAATGAGTACAGTAAGAATTGGTTGTAATGAAGAGGAGTTAGAATACACGATGAATGATAAAAATGTTGCCAGGCAAAGATGTAATGCCATTTTATTGGCATGCTTTGGTGAAGCTTTGGTATCTGACTGGTGGTTCAGGCCTAATAAAGCTCTGGACATGAGAACACCGGAGCAGGTTTGGGAGTCTGATGATTGGTATTTGGTTTATAATTATTTACTTGGACAAATGAATGGAGATTACTCATGAAATGGAATGAAATGGAACTTGCCGAGTTGCGTACCTGGCTTACAGGTTTATTGAGAGAAGAAGTGGTAAACATTACTTTTACTAAGAAAGATGGTAGTGAAAGAGTCATGAAAGCGACACTTCATGAACGCATGGTGGCTAATACCAATGGTACTGGTAGAAAGGAGAATGCCGAGGTCATTAGTGTTACTGATGTCGAGATTGACGAATGGCGTTCGATTCGACTTGATTCAATTAAGGAGATACATTTTGAGCTCGGCAGCATTAAAAATAAATGACCTTGTTTCCGATGAGGAAATCGAGGAATGCATTGAGGGATCTTCTAATATTGAAATGATACGAGAAATCATCGGTGTCACTCAATTAGATAATCTTATTGATGTCGAGGACTTTGCTGATTTGTTTGCATATAAAATACAAGGATTCATCGATGCGCATATCGATGATGAAATGGAGGCATATGAAGAAGCCTATATGAATAACTGGGAATGGGGTACCAGTATAGCTGAGAATATCAATAATCTACTTGTCAATAAATGGACGAAGATCTAAAAAACTATGTTCTAGTGAGAAATAGTTTGTTAGATGGTATCAAAGGTCAATTCGGTAGAAAAACCGACATTGACCTAACTGATTATGTATTCTTTAGAATGTACAAGGGTGTGGAAGAATGGGTATACAAAGATGATCTGGAGATATGGAAGCTTTTAATAAATAAAAATAAAAGGAGCAAGTATGGCTGTACCTAAAACAGGCGCTATTAGATTGAGAGCAGATGTAGCTGTAGCTTTTTCAACTGTGAATGATGGAGTTGCTATTTCGGTAGCTGGTACTTCTGCAGTACCTACAACCTACCATACTGCCACGGCTTCCTCAACCTCTACTAATATACCGATGTCTTCTTTACTGACTGGTTATAATAATTGGACAGTATATGGAGCGAAAACATCTGCGCTCCCTTGGCCAAGGGGTAACTCTCCGTTTGGTATGCCTTACGGCACATATAGTTTTACAGGCACAGACAGAAATGCTTTTTCTGAAAGAAACTCTAGAACTATTTTAAGACCTAATGGTAATTATAACATAAAAATGAGTGATGTGCGAGGTTCCTTTTTGCCATATTCAGGCGTTATTAGACATGTCAACGCTGGCACATATAAATATGGTTTGGGTAAAGGTAAATTTTGGTTTAAGGTTTCCTTAATAGGTGGAGGTGGGGGCGGAGGTGGAGGTGATAATCAACCTGGTGGAGATGGGGGATCCGGTAGTCAAATAGATGCTACATTCTACGTAGCTAGCGATAATGCAAATCAGACTATATGGATTTATGTCGGTGATGGAGGTGCAGGGGGGACAGGAAATGAGCTTGGTGGTGCGAGCAATCCTGCTGCGAGAGTTAGAGCGGCTGGAGGGACCGGATATATGGTAGGTGGTAAGGGAGGAATAAAATGCCGTTCTGGATTTTCAGGAAACGGTGGTGGAGGCGGAGGCAGCACTGCCTTAGTTTGGTATCCTAATGGTGAAGCTGGCACTGGTTATTTGCTTATGCAGGCGGGTGGAGGTGGCGGTGGAGCTGGGGGAGGTAAATACGGCCCCATTAGTCAATTGTCTTCTGGTACCCGGACTATTTACGGAGACGGATTAGCTATTGGAGGATATGCAATCTATAATTTAAATAAATATGGAGTTGTTCCTACTGCATCTGGACAGGGTAATACTGACGAAACGTTTCTTCCTAACAGACGTTATACTGATGATCCTACTAATGCTGGTGGAACTGGTGCTGCTCAGCCAGGTTTCGATGCTGCAGATAATGCATATGGGTTTTATACTGACTACTATAAACCATATATTATGGATGTTTATGGAGGATTTTACTCTCAACTTTTTGCTAGTCGTACTACAACAGGTACTGGTAATCCTAGTGACTATGAAGGAGACGGGTCTGGTGCAACAACAGTAACTCAAAGAAATGATTTCTTTGCTTTTATGGATGGAGGAGCTGGTGGGGGTGGTGGTGGAGGCGGAGGACTCCCAGGATTTAATGGAGGATTTTGGATAGGAGAATATGTGGATTTTTCCACTGGAAGTCTTGATAAAGTACTACATTTTCAACAATTGCCGTATGACTATACAGGAACCGGAGGACTCTGTGGATATAGTATAGTTAGAAATAGTATAACAGGACAGGCAGGCTTTGAATATGCATGGCGAAATATTGGCCCAAGAGAGAATTTTATATTTGATCAAACTAATACAGGTGTGGGAGGTAACCTTGTACCCACAGATGTAGGAAGAGGTCCTATTGATAGATCTACGTTAAATATGAATAATTCTTTTAATGGTTATGGAGGTTTGAAGGGCACATCTACATCACCTGGATCCAAAGGCAACGCAGGTGGGGCCCTTATCACTTTTACTACAGCTGACCACGAAGGTGGACTTTACAATCCCTCGGGTCTTTTTTAATTTTTGGAAAAAAAATGGAAAAAACTTTTAAGATATTTGGTTTCATAACTAAAGATGACGAGGAAAATAGAAAAATTGTTACAGACGTGAGAGTATTTTTAACACTAACGAATGGGGACAATTCTATCTCTGGAGAATTGATGGTACCTGTACCATATGACGATAATATAGTATTTACAAATATGGAAGATTTGACTGAAGAACAAGTCACGAGTTGGTTGGATATCGATTTGATTAATCAAGAGTTGGATAATTTAGAAACTGTTAGAACTTTCAAACATAATGTCGAAGCACATTCTGCTCCATGGATAAAAAATGACACGCCTAAATTAGCAGAAATAGCAAGAACTTCCCCTTTTGATATTACAGTAGAAGAACCAGTCATATCGCGTCCACAAGTATTTGATTTAGAAGGACATATTGCTAATGTCGTTTTGCGTATTTTAGCAGAAAAAGGTATATCTGCATAATTTTTAGGAGTGCTTGACAATCTTTTCTTTTGATATTATAATAATGGTATGGTAAATTTTGAGGTGATTTATGGCCAGAGCTGAAAAGGTAGCTAATCCAAAGAATGTAGTTGTCGGTACAGAACCAGATTCAACTAAGATTGTAGCTGGTGGCGAAGGGTATGCCGTAAAGTTCATCAATGCAATGAATTGGTATTCGATTGATGGCAACAAAGCTGATGCTCGAAAATTCATCAGAGAATACATCAAGAAAAATCGCCCAATTGATCTTAAAGACTTTGATAAAGTAAGCGACAAAGAAATTCGTCCGACCTATGGTTGGATTGCACGAATTTTAAGCAGAGGCGCTAAGCTAAGCGATTATCATGTCGAGAACTTCAACAACTATCTTTTGAATATTCTAAAACCAATTACAGTTCCTGTAGTCAAACAGACTGTTATAGTTTCTAACAGACCGTCTATTCAAGATGCAATGAACGAAAAGATTGCTAATTATATTGGCACCTTGGAAGGGGCATATGATGACTATATTAATGATGGCACAGAGTTTTCGCTTGAAGCAGATATGAAGTCGAAGGAAATTCCTCAAGCATATGTGCCGAAGATTGATGAGTGGGCAAAGAAAAAATTACGTGAATGGATTGAGATTGTTGAAGGCAAAGATGCTCAACTAAATGAGGCATTTTCTCACTATACTAAGACAAATAAAAAAGATGTGGCTAAGTTTTTTGCTTCCATGATTCAGGATTGTGAGAAATACGGAGCTTTCAAGAAAGCAAATAGAAAGCCAAGAACTGTTCGACAGAAAACTCCGGCGCAACAGATTAAGAGTCTTAAATATAAAACTAAGGATGATGAATTAAATGTTAGTTCAGTGAATCCAATGGATATTGTTGGCGCATCTGCAGTATGGTTATTCAATACTAAGAATCGTAAGCTATCAGTATATCGTACCGAATCAGGTCAAGGTATTCAAGTCAAAGGTTCGGCTCTACAAAATTATGACCCGGAAATTTCTGAGACAAAGACATTAAGAAAACCTGCAGAACAGATTAAAGAACTTATTGATGCAGGCAAAGTCCAATTGCGAAAATTTATGGAGGGTATCAAGACAAAGGGTGGAGATGTAAATGGCAGAGTCAATGCTGAGATGTTAATTGTTCGAGTTGTTCGATAATAAATATATTTTTTATCGAGATATACCATGGCATTAAAATTATCTTATTGTCAGTTGATTAGAATTATTCTATCCCAAATAGGAGGTTCTAGAATAGGACCTTCTTTACTTACTCAAATTGCGGGTGCTCCTGCAATAATTCAATCCAAGGGCATTATACCTAAAGAGTTGCAAGAACTAAAGCAATTTGCAGATCAAATTACTGATGCGGTTAAAGTATTAGGTAACTATTTGTCTGATCTTGAAAATATAGTTGATGATATACAAACACAATTTTTCCAAAATCCTGCAAATGTAGCAATTACCGCTGCCATTACTGCTGTCAACACTAAAATTGCAGCAGAAACTCCTGGCTCAGCAGAAGAGGTAGCATTACAAGCATACAAGACAACACTGCTAGCCTTTCAAGCCAATACCAATGTATTATCTGGAGTGACCAAAGCATCTCCTGTTGGTGGTGGGCCTGGCGATTGTAGTATCATGGATATTTTAGGTGATGTTTGTGATCCGAATTCTTCTGATTTAGACTTGGTAACAATTAATCAGTTATTAGATGGATTGAGAAAAGGTGATGTTATTCAAGCACTAACTAATAAGATAGCAGCAGCTACAGGCGTAACAAGTCTCTTGGGTGAGATCAGTAATCTACAAACACAATTGAATCAGTTTAATACTACATTTAGAGTGACCATAAACACTAAAGTAATAAAAAATGCAGTTACAACACAGATTAATAATATAGTTTATAATCTATTGACTGGATGTGGAAACAATATACTAAATTTAACATTAAAAAATACTGTTAAAGATAAATTAGCACCGTATGTAGCATTGCTAGAGGCTCAGCAATTAGAAGCAGGTGTTCTAGCTAATACATATACAGATCCAATTACAGGAAATGTAGTAGTAGCAGTAACTTAAGGATTATTATGATAGTAGTTGATTATAATCAAACTGCCATTTCAAATTTAATGGCAGAGATAGGTGGCCGTACTGATGTTGAAATGAATATACCGTTGTTAAGGCATATGATTCTCAATTCATTAAGAGGTTACAAACAAAAATTTGGTAATGAATTTGGTGAGCTGGTGATTGCCTGTGATAACATGAAATATTGGCGTCGTGAGGTTTTTCCTTTATATAAAGCTGGTCGCAAAAAAGCCAGAGAACAATCTGGTTTTGACTGGAAATTAATTTTCGAAACTCTAAATAAAATTAGAGAAGAAATTGATCAGTATTTTCCTTACAAGGTTATAAATGTACATGGTGCTGAAGCAGATGATATCATTGCTGTTTTAGCTGAATGGTCTCAAACAAATGATCTTAAAAATGAGAATCCTTTTATGGAGGGTGACCCAAAACCATTTCTAGTTATCTCCGGCGACCATGATTTTATTCAGTTGCAGAGGTATAAAAATGTCAAACAGTTTTCGCCAATTCAAAAGAAATATGTTAAGCCTGTCACAACGCCGGAGAGATATGTTTTGGAGCATACAATCCGCGGTGACAAGGGAGACGGTATTCCAAATGCGTTCTCAGCAGATGATTGCCTCGTCAACGGTATTAAACAAAAACCAATATCAACAAAAAAATTAGAAGGATGGTTAGATGATCCAACTACCATGCCGAATGATGATGACTTCGTTACTAGATATAACAGAAATAAAGTATTAGTTGATTTTCGTTATATACCTGAAAATCTTAAAAATGAAATTCTGGACTATTTTGTAAACAGCCCAGCAAAAAATAAAAGTAAAATGCTTAACTTCTTTATTGAAAATAAAATGAAGAACATGCTAGAACTAATAGAGGACTTTTAATGAAAACATCCGTACCACAAATCTTAGATGAGTTTGAAAAAGCTAAAACTAAAGAAGCAAAAATTAAAGTGTTGAAGGATTATGAAAATGTAGTTCTTCGTGGAATATTACAAATTAATTACGATGAAAGAGCGGTAATGGATTTGCCTGAAGGTGAACCGCCATTCAAGAAAAATAAAGATTTACCAATGGGTACTTCTGAATCTAATTTGTATGTAGAATTTAGACGTTTCTATGTGTGGCTAGATAGAAGCGTAAACTTGAACAAAATTAGAAAAGAACAATTATTTATTCAACTGTTAGAAGGTATTCATTGGACAGAAGCAGAAATGGTATGTTTGGCTAAAGATAGAAAACTACATACGAAATGGAAATCATTAAAAGAAAGTATTGTTAGAGAAGCATATCCTGATCTTATGCCACCTAAATCTGAAGATCAGATTGATAAACCTTTACCAAAAATTAAATTAGCAACAGTTGTAAAGTGATGGGGTGGTTTTTCGGGAAGAAGCCACCTCCCGAACCAAAAAATACTTGGGCAGACCACACCCAGATCCCTAAAGACCCAGTATTTGACAGTAGAACCGTGAAATTTTGGAAATACAGGGCATTTGACAAGAAATACTAAAGGCTTTATAATATAGGTATATTATTAGGAGGTGATATGTCACTTGTAGGTCCTTGGTTAAACAATATCGGTAGCAAGAAACGCAAAATTAAGTATGCTTCGGCGGAAGCCAAGAAGCGTGATCTAGAGTTAAAATCAGATTGGAATAAATTGAAAACAGAAATTGATAAGACTGCTAAGGTCATCAAGGCTAGACCCTTGACACGACCTTTTCCTACCTATGGTCCTCCTCCTGGTCGTACTACTAACGATCATATCAAAAGTTTAGATACTGGTAAAGGTATAGGTGCAAAGAAAGATATCCCTGTATATACCGGTACTAAGATGATTGGTATTGGTACCATGCATAAATCTAATGCTGTGCCCATCTTTTGTGATGATGAGGCAAAGGCAATTTCTTCTATGAGGCGATAATGAAAGTAGTATTAGTGACGGGTGGGTTTGACCCAATTCATTCAGGACATATACGTTACTTTGAACGCGCTAGGGAATTAGGTGACAAACTAATTGTTGGCATTAATTCTGATAAATGGTTAACTGCAAAAAAAGGTAGACCTTTTATGCCATGGTATGAGCGTAGTAAGATTATTCAAAATCTTAAGATGGTGGATTATGTTTTAGAATTCAATGATGATGATAATAGTTCCAGACAAGCCATCAAATCAGTACGCCAAATGAGTCCGAGTGCAACTATTATTTTTGCTAATGGTGGAGATAGGACTAAGGGAAATATTCCAGAAATGGATGTGGAGGATCCCAATTTAGTTTTTGAGTTTGGTGTAGGTGGTGAAAATAAAATTAATTCTAGTAGATGGATATTGGAAGAATGGCGTGCTCCGCGTACTGAAAAAACTTGGGGACATTATAGAGTTGTATATGAAAATGGGGTTGAAACAAAAGTAAAGGAACTAGTTTGTAATCCTCATAGTAAATTAAGTTTACAACGTCACTTTGATCGTAAAGAGTTTTGGTATTTTATGGAAGGAGAAGGATATATTATTACTATAAACAAAGAGGGTGATTTTGTACGTAAGGGACCATATAAAAAACATGATAACGTTTTTATTGATTATGAGGAATGGCATCAACTAGTTAATGAACATGACACTCCCATAAAAATTATAGAAATTCAATACGGTAGAAAATGTGTAGAAGAGGATATTGAAAGGAAAACTATATGATTAATAATCCAGCAGATCGTAAAGCAATCTTAGATTGCATGAAAGAAATTAGTAACTCAATGACTCGAATCGAAGGTGAACGAGATTTTATTAGAGAAGCTATCAATAACATTTGTGATGAACAAAATTTGTCTAAAAAGACTTTTAGGCGAATGGCTAAAACTTATCACAAGCAAAATTTCAATACTGAAGTTGAGCAACATGAAGAATTTGAAGTTCTGTACCAAACTATTACTAATAGTACTACAATGGAAAAAGTCGCATGAAGGTACTATACATTTTAGAAGCAAGATGGCATGATAAGATCAATCGTATCAAACACAATGAAATTATAGGTGTTTTTGATGATCTTCAAAAATTAGAATCTGCTAAAAAACAGATTGAGATCAGACCACATGATTACAAGTCCATCACTTTTAATTTGAATACTGAAATACAGCCATTTCATGCTTAAAAATTAAGCAAAATATGAATAACCCTTCGGTTGACACGGATATCTTTTTACTATATAATAATGAAATAGTGGAGATGATAATGAAAACCGAAAAGCGCCGTAACCCTGTAGCAAAAGATCTTCGTACGCCGAAGTATCGTCCTCGTGTGGTTGAGGATAAGACTTCTTATAAGCGTAAACTTAAGAATGACCGCCAAGCCAACGTATTTTATTCTTGATAGGTAATATTATGAAAGTATTTGAAATTCTTGAAGCTCTTGCTGCAGACAATTCCCGTTTAGCTAAAGAAGCGATTCTTCGGCAACATGCTAGTAACGATATTTTGAAAGAAACTTTTCGCCTAGCATATGATCCAATGATTAGTTATTACATTCGTAAAATCCCAATTTATACTGCAGGTAAAGCTAATGCAGCATTGTCTTGGGGTATGCAAGAACTAGAGCAGCAATTTGCCACTCGTAACAAGACTGGTAATGCTGCAATTGAACATTTGAAATTTATTTTGGAGTCACTTGATGCACAAGATGCCAGCGTTATTGAAAGGATCATCAAACAGGACCTTCGTTGCGGAGTCGGCGAACCAACCATTAATAAAATCTGGCCCGGACTCATTAAGACGTATCCCGTCATGCTGGCTTCTGGATTCGACCAGAAACTCATTGACAAAATCGGGTTCCCCTCATACGTCCAGCTTAAGTTGGATGGTATGCGCTTCAACGCTATCATCCGTAACGGAAAAGTAGAATTTAGGAGTCGTAATGGTAGGCAATTGGATATCGCTTCAGATTTATTTGGCGAAGCATTTATTGGGTTGGCCAAGATTTATGGTACTGATATTGTATTTGATGGTGAACTTCTTGTGGTTGATGGAGTTGGTAAACCGCTTGATCGTAAAACAGGCAACGGTATCTTAACCAAGGCAATTAAGGGTACTCAGTCTGCAAAAGAAGGTGCAATGGTTCGTGCTACATTATGGGATGCCATTCCTTATGAGCATTTCGTAAGAAGCGTATATACCGTACCCTACAAAGGTAGATTCGGTTTATTAGTGACTAACGTAGAAAAATTTAAAAGTAAAAGTGCATTGAGTCATCTTTTAGATATTGTACCGACTAAAGTTGTAGAGAATCAATACACTGCTAATAAGTTATTTAATCAGTATTTAGATGAAGGTCAAGAGGGTATCATTCTTAAATCTATAAAAGGTATTTGGGAAGATAAGCGTAGCAAAGACCAAGTTAAGTTTAAAGCAGAACTTGAATGTGATCTAATGATTGTTGGTTGGGAAGAAGGTACCGGTAAAAACAAAGGCCGCCTCGGTGCTTTGATTTGTGAATCCAACGATGGTGCTATTCGAGTAAATGTTGGATCTGGTTATACCGATGAACAACGTACAGAATTTAAGGTTGACTATGTTGTAGGAAAAGTAGCCACAGTAAAATATAATGCTCGTATTCAGGACAAGTCGGGT